CCCGACGACTCAAATCTAGCCATGAATGATGGGCGTGTAGGCACAGCACTTATCCAAGAATACCGTTTCAACCAGTACTGTATGCGTTTACAACGCTTGATCATGCAGAAGCTAGATGACGAATTCAAGATGTTCCTGCGTTGGAGAGGCTTTAATATTGACGCCGGATTGTTTAGTATCAGCTTATGTGAGCCACAAAACTTTGCCAGCTATCGCCAAGCAGAAATGGATACTACTCGCATTACAGCATTTAGCCAGCTAGAGCCATTACCATATATGAGTAAGCGTTTTATGATGAAGCGTTATCTAGGATTGACTGAAGAAGAAATCATGGAAAACGAAGAAAAATGGCGTGAAGAGCGTGAAGAGCCAGAACTTGAAACTACACAAGGTCAAGACCTGCGTAGTATTGGTATTACACCAGCTGGACTTGAAACCGATATTCAAGCCGGTCAAGATCTTGCCGGAGCAGATATTATGGGCAATGAAGCAGGTACACCGCCAATTCCTAGTGTAGCCCCACAAGGTTCTTCGCCTGGTGCAGGTGCTCCTGCAGCCGGTGCTCCTGGCATCCCCGGAGTATAAATACCTGTATGATTCTCAACGAAATTTATAACAAAAGTCCTGAAGCATACCAGGATTTAGAGCAAGATAATAGTCAGCCCACACTAGGCGATACTAGAAAAACACGGCTTACTCTGCGTCAGCTTAATAAATTGCGCCAAATGAATGATGTAAGAAGTGTTGAGTACAAAGAAAAACTCAAATTAGTCAAACAACAGTATGCTCCTCCCCCTGCCGCTCCGGCGATGTAATTACCTGTAACATAATAGTCAAAAACACCCAGTTTTGAACCTCAAAAGTACCAATATTATCTATTGGTAGTAAATACCTTACGAGCCATTACCTATAGGAGATATTATGACATCGAAATTTGAACAGTTAATTGAGTTTGTAATCAATGACGAAGAAGACAAAGCTAAAGAGCTTTTCCACGACATCGTGGTAGAAAAATCCCGTGAAATCTACGAAAACCTTATGAATGAGGAAGAAGAAGATGACGCAGAAGAAAATGATTCTGAAGAAGATGACGCAGAAGAAGATTTAGACGAAGGCATGGAATCTATTGGCGGCGACGCTAGCGACGATTTAATGCAAGATGTTGAATCAGACGAAGCTGGTATTCAAGAAGAAGAGTCTGATGCTGAATTTGACGATTCTGCTGAAGAGGACGGCGAAGATTTGACACACGACATTGAAGGCGGCAATGATGTTGAACACGATATCGAAGATCGCGTTATTGACTTAGAAGACAAACTTGACGAACTCATGGCTGAATTTGAAAGCCTAATGGGCGGCGACGAAGGTGGCGAACATTCTGATTTAGGCGGTGAAGAAGGTGACGAACTTGGCGGTGATGCACTTGCACAAGACGACACTGAAGCATTTGCCCCAGAAATGATGGAAGAAAACATCAATTTAGCGGCTGCTCCAAAGCCTGTAACAAGTGAACCAGCTGGTACAAATACCAAGTCTACTGTAGCATTTAACAGTGGTGCTAAAGGTATGGAAGGTGCTCCAGTTAAAATGACTGGTGACACAGCCAAAGGCCGTTCTGCTCCGGGCACACAAGCAGTAAGCAGTGACAAGTTCCAAAACGAACCTGCAACTGGCAGTAAAAAATTATCCCCAGCACCAAAGCCTACAACGGCTCAAGCAGCTGGCGTTAATACACGTACTCCATTTCCAAAAGGTTAATGGCTAGATATGGCTCGTAACACTTATCTTAAAGAACATCTAAGCTTCACTCAGGCAGGACTTGAACTCTTGTCTGAGGAAGCCCAAGATGGTTCCGGACACAAAACTTTGAAGTTAAAAGGTGTGTGTATCGAGGGTGGCGTTAAAAACGCTAACGAACGAGTATATCCAGTTGATGAAATCGCTAAAGCAGTAGACACTATCAACGAACAAATTAGAACAGGTCATTCAGTCCTGGGCGAAGTAGATCACCCAGATGATTTGAAAATTAATTTGGATCGTGTAAGTCACATGATTGAAAAAATGTGGATGGATGGCCCTGCTGGAATGGGAACATTAAAGATACTACCTACACCGATGGGCGAACTAGTAAAAACTATGTTGACTAACGGTGTAAAATTAGGGGTTAGCAGTCGTGGCAGCGGTAATGTCAACGATGCAAACGGACATGTCAGTGACTTTGAAATTGTCACTGTAGATGTGGTTGCTCAACCCTCAGCTCCAAATGCGTACCCTACAGCAATTTATGAAGGCCTTTTGAATCATAAAGGCGGACAAAAATTGTTAGATATGTTTAAGGACCCAGCTAAGAGCAGCAAAGCACAGAGATACGTTAAAGAAGAAGTAATGCGTTTAATTAGAGGATTAAAAGTCTAATCGGCGGATTTATTAAAAAGAACTTAGAGAATTAGCACATTAGGTCTAATTCGATAGTATACAGCAGTAAATTATGCTGTAAGCAGTAAATAGAATTAACGAAAAAGGAATATACTATGTTAGATAGTTTAAAACCGTTACTAGATAGCGACTTGATTAACGAAGAAGCTCAACAACAGATCTCAGAAGCATGGGAAACAAAGTTGAACGAAGCTCGTGAACAAGTACGTGCAGAACTCCGCGAAGAGTTTGCACACCGCTATGAGCATGATAAGACAGTGATGGTGGAAGCCCTAGATCGTATGGTAACAGAAGGTCTACACGCAGAACTCCAACAAGTACAAGCTGAAAAGCAACAACTTGCTGAAGATCGTGTTCGTTTTCAAGGCAAAATGAAAGAATCAGCAACGAAGTTTAACTCGTTTATGGTTACTAAATTAGCCGAAGAAATTGGCGAATTGCGCAAAGACCGCAAGATGCACTCTGAAGGCGTTGAGAAGTTAGAAGCCTTTGTAGTACACGCACTTGCACGTGAGATTCAAGAATTTGCAACAGACAAACAAGATGTCGTAGAGACTAAAGTTCGTTTGGTGCGTGAAGCTCGCAAAACATTGGAAGGTCTCAAGAGTAGATTTGTTAAAGAATCTGCACAGAAGATGTCCACTGCTGTTAGCACACATCTTAAGGCTGAACTCAGTCAGTTACAAGAAGACATTAAAGTTGCTCGTGAGAACAATTTTGGTCGTCGTATTTTTGAAGCGTATGCAACAGAATTTGGCGCAACTCATCTTAATGAGAAGCAAGAAGTTCGTAAATTGCATGATACAATCGCTGCCAAAGATAGTAAACTTGCTGAAGCCATCAAATTCGCCCAGAAAGCAAAAGTTCTGGTTGAATCAAAAGAACGCGAAATCCGTGTAATTAAAGAATCTAATCAGCGTGAAGCTGCCTTAGAGGAATTGCTTAGTCCTTTAAACCGGGAAAAGCAAGAAGTTATGCGTAATTTGCTCGAAAGCGTACAGACATCACGTTTGTCCAATGCATTCGAAAAGTATCTACCAGCAGTTTTGGAAGACCGTTCCGTAAAAACCCCAAAGGTGATTACAGAAACACTATCCACAGCAACTGGCGATAAATCTGCCCGCAGTCCAGATGCAGATCAAATTGCTGAACAAAACAACAATGTGATCGATCTAAAGCGTTTGGCAGGGCTGTAAAAAGATTATAACAAAGGAGACTTAAATGTCACAAGAATTATTAGAAGGTCGTTGGAATGAAACTAAAGACGCACTCTTGGAAGGCCTACAAGGCTCCAAGCGTAACTCTATGAGTGTAATTCTCGAAAACACAAAGAAGTACTTGAGTGAGAATGCTAGTTCAGGCTCAACAGGTTCTGGTAACATTGCTACACTTAACCGTGTAATTCTGCCAGTTATTCGACGTGTTATGCCAACCGTTATCGCTAACGAGTTGGTTGGTGTTCAACCTATGACAGGCCCAGTTGGCCAGATCCATACTCTGCGTGTACGTTACGCACAGTCATTGACTGACAACAGTGCTGCTGCTACTTCAGTAACAGCTGGTCAAGAGGCATTGAGCCCATTCACAATTGCAACTGCATACTCTACAGTTCCACAAGGTACAGGTACTGCTACTGGTTATACCGGTAACAATACAGCTACCATGGAAGGTACTGGCGGTAAGCAAATTTCCGTACAAATCTTGAAACAAGCTGTTGAAGCTAAGACACGCAAGTTACAAGCTCGTTGGACATTTGAATCTGCACAAGATGCACAAGCTATGCACGGTATTGATGTAGAAGCTGAAATCATGGCTGCTCTTGCACAAGAGATCACAGCTGAGATTGATCAAGAGATCTTGTTATCTCTGTCTACATTGGCTGCTACTGAGTATACATATAACCAAGCTACCGTTTCAGGTACTGCTACATTCGTTGGTGACGAACATGCCGCATTGGCTGTTTTGATCAATCGTGTTGCTAACTTGATCGCTCAACGCACACGTCGTGGCGCTGGTAACTGGGCTGTTGTTTCGTCCGCTGCTTTAACAGTATTGCAATCTGCAACAACTTCAGCTTTTGCTCGTACAACAGAAGGAACTTTCGAAGCTCCAACAAACACCAAGTTTGTAGGTACTCTCAACGGTTCATTACGTGTATTCGTAAACAGCTATGCTCCAGATACACAATCAGTATTGGTTGGTTACAAAGGATCTTCAGAGGCTGATGCCGCTGCGTTCTATTGCCCATACATTCCGCTGATGAGTAGTGGAGTTGTGTTGGATCCAACAAGCTTCGAACCAGTCGTTAGCTTTATGACACGTTACGGATTCGTAGAATTAACAAATA